GATGGTGGTGGTAGAAGTATTCTGAAGTGTCGAGCCTCCCGTACCGTCCCATCGGACAATAGCGTTGTCCGTAGAACTGGAGACTCCCTCCATCTTGTCGGTGTTGAGGTTGGTAAGGTTGGCATCTGCCTCCGCATGCGTCAGTGCTGAACCCTTACCGGATCTTGTAACAATTGTTGCCATATCTTTTCCTATGGAGTGACGTATCGATCTTTAAGTAGATCGCTTTCATCGAAGTAGTCAGTATGATCCAAGACCCAGCCAGGATAATCCCCTGGATTCTTGTCATAGATTGCAATGTTGCTTCTTACCCTGGCATCCCTGACAGTGATGTCTTCATGCAGAGAACGCACAAAATCCTGTGGATGACGGGGTTCCCAACAATTTCTTGTCCCTGGTCCTTTGCATACAATAGCACCGGTCCACTCGACCGCTTTATGTTTGTCTGAGAAAACACCACCGCAGCGGTCACACTGAAAATTAGACATCAGTCTTTCTGAATTTGGATGATCAGAGTTCCCATGTCAGTTGCTGCTGCGAATCCTAAAGTCGTCAGCAGTATGTCACCTGTCTCTCCACCACCAGCGGTACTCTGGATCCCTCCGATAGAGGTAAAATCCATGAATCCATCTGTATCACCCAGAACCCATCCTCCAGTGTCTGTGGACGCATCGAATTCGAGGCGACCCGTAAACCCTGAGAAAGACCACCAAAGTTTCATAATTCGAACAGTCGAGGGTGCTGGACTGAGAGCGGAAGCATCGACAAGTACGTTATCGGTGATATCACCAGCGGATCCATCACTGAGTAAGTAGAGATGCACGACGGCATTTTTATGCCCATCATGCATAGTTGTTTTCGTAATAGTATTTGCCATATCTCTTATCCAAAGAAGAAGGTGGCCCGAAGGCCACCCCTAATTTATCATCTCTCCTGTGATACAAAGATGTAATCGACAGTCATCGTTTTTGCAGCTGCAGCACCATTCTGGATGCCGAACGAAACAGCAAGTTCTTCATCATCAGGCAGGTTGGTTGTAACTGACGTACCTAGCTTGACATCATCGACGTAGTATTCGATAGCACTTTTTCCGTCGTAATAGAAACCGGCAACCAGCATCGTGGCATCAGAAACAGTCGCGATAGCAGAAGCAGTAGTGTCGCTGCCATCCTTTTCAACATGAAAGTCGAGCGAAGCATCGCCATCGTCTTTCATAAAGTAGACACCGTCAGAGACTGCAAGTGGTGTTGTATCAGTAATCTGCAAACCCATGACGAAATCACTTTGAGTTGCGTCAGATACCGCAAAACGAGCTTTGAAAAAAGTCTTTTTGCCAGCAACGAACTTGAAGGCTTCAGTCTTCAGGTTGAAAAAGTCAGCATCGTTATCAGCATCGTCATTGGTAACTAACAAAAGACCACCAGCTGAAGTAGATGCCAGGGCTTCCGTAGCAGCACCGGAACCAGCTTCAGTCGTAGTAATAGTCCAGTCACCTGAAACGTATTCAGTGAAGTCGTTGAAGTAAGTGATCCACTTCGTTGGATCCGGCATTCCATAGTATCCAGTATTGGATGTTTTTGTGGCAGTGCCGACGCCACTGGTAAATCTTGTGGGAGTTCCCATTGTCTTGTTCTCCTTAGAACGTCCTAAAAAAGGACGTGGCCCCCGTTAAGAGGCCACGTTCCAAAGGTTGGCTTATGCGCCTTCCGAACCCCAGATTGCTCTCCAATCAGACCAACCACTTGAGAAACGCATGTACCCAGAGTACAGGTCGTTCTTGGTGGCGAAGTCATCATCGTTCGCAAATTCGGGTTTGGTTCGCCACAAGTGAAACAAACCAGGAACATTCGAGCGAATGAACCATTGGTCGGTATCAGATAAATAATGATTTACCAAGATACCACCTGGGAATACACCCTGGCCTCTGATCACGTTGATAGCGTTGTTTGCCGTGTCATTCTGCAGATTTGATCCAACGATGCGGTTAGCATTGAAGAAATCATTCGGATGAATAACTAACGACTGCGGTTTGACCTGAATCTTCAGGCCACGATCGTCAACTGCCTTCGACATCTGGACTACCAGATCTTCGATGGAAGTTTCAGACAAGTCGGCAGCGGTAGACAGCTTGTTGCTGTCGGTGCCACCGTTAATGCGCGGATGCGCGGTACTTAAAAGCACGACACCGTCTGCTCCCGTATAGGAAGAGTTGGTGGCGCGGTTAAGATGGTTTGCATCAACCGTCTCAACGGTTTGCTGCATAGAGCGGGATACTGCCTTGATCCGTTGGGTTGCAACTTCGACATACTGAAGGTCGTCTTTTGCTTCCCGAGTGATCTGGAAACCAAGTGCATACGCGACGTGCGTAAAACGCTTGTTGTATCCTTGCTGTTCTGCATCGTAAGTGAGCGCAGCACCTTGTGCCTTCTCCGGTGCGAGACCGTAGTAGGTAACTTGCTGCATCTCTTCGAATGCCTTATCAGAACTGACGGTATCGAAGATCTTGGAATATTCTTCATCCCAGTCCCCGTGCATCGATTCTGACCAGACTTTGAGTAACCCAGGCCATAATAGTTTTGGGTGAGTCTGTGTGGTTGTAATAGCCATTTATTCCTCTCCCCTATACGCCTGCGCCGGTTGCTACGTCGTTAAACGCATGCTCGTTGATCATCACCCACCAGTCACATTGATCACCTATCGCATTGTCCGCTCTTGGTACCGCTGCAATGATGCGAAGCTGTGCGACAGCTGTTTTAATGTCAGATGAATCAATTTCGTGAGCAGAAATTCCTGTCGTGGTAGAACCAGAACCTGCAATGATATCGGCGTTACTTCCGATATTCGCAAAGGTCAAGGCAGAACTATCTGAGTCTTCCTGGACTTCAAAAATAGTCCAAGGATCATCACAGACCAGGATCGTTCCCGCTGTGGAAGCGGGTAAATAGCGACGAGTCAAGTCTCCGTAGTCTCCAAGAACTCCGACACACACCCCAAGGATGCTGCCACCTGCAGCAGCAGGTGCAACATAACCATCAGCTTCGAGTTTTATAAAATCTCCGAGAAAGATGGCAGTGCCGTTACTGGAGTCAACAGACCACTTGTTCGCCACATTTACGGGGCCACCGTCCATTCGTTTGACTGGACGCGCTCCGCGAGGATTGTCTACATTTGCCATGTGACATTTCTCCTGTGGTTAGCAAATCAGCGACGACCTATCTCCACGTTGCCGTGAGAAAAGTCAGCACCTTCTTTGCTTCGTTTAAGTTGACTTTCGACCTCTACGAGGTCGCTCTCTTTATCTGCCTGGTCTTGCTCGTAAAATTCTTTTCTCTTCTTGAGCAAGTAGGCATAGAGTGGTTTGCCTTCCACCTGACCAACGATTCGGGCGACATGGTCTCCTAATGCCAATTCCGGGGTTACGTTGGGATCACCCACTATTGCGCGACCGTCCTGGTCGGAGATTTCCTGAGTACTGACAAAATCCCAATCATCGAAATTCGTCAGCATATGAACACGGTTATTTATGTCATTAACCCACCGGGTAGAGAAACCGCTAATCTCCGGTGCATACAACTTGTATCGTGTTCCGTCGATCTTTGCTTTGTCCCTTCGACGCACTGGACCTTTCTTGGGTCTACCTCTTTGCATTTCCTCTGCTCCCAATAAAAAAGCCACCCGAAGGTGGCTTGCGGTGAATGAATTAAAACCTAGATTTCAAGTACGTCTTTAGCGTACTTCTCTCGGTCCTTGTTAGTGAAGATATCTCGTTTTACAAGATCGTTAAACGTCGCCTCTGCTTCCGGATACTGTGCCTTTAGTTGTGACCAGGCACTGTTTCCTTTGGCAGCAGGTTTGTCCGGAGAAACTGCCATTGTTTGGCTCATTGGCCTATCAGTAGCAAACTTCGTCGGAAATTGAGTCTTCACCAATTCTTCCACCGTGTTGTAATAGGTGTCTGGATCTATCTGTGGATTTGACGTTGCAAGGTTCTGACCTACCGTGTTGGCGTAGGTCTGCATTGCAAGATCTGTGTTATACCAGGAATTATGTTCTAGGAACTTAGTAAGACCGGCTTCAAAGTCCTGTTGTCGTCTTGCCATTTCAGGGTCCGGTTGGTTTGGCATGCTTTTGATTTGTTCATCAATCGCATTGAACCTTGCCGTATCCCCTTCTTCAACAGCTAGAGTACGTTCCTTTTCCAAACGATCTCTGGCAGCGTCTGTCGCTGTTTTGATCTGTTTGGCCTGGTTGACACCCA